CGTATCAGTAAACAGGCCACATCACGTGGAACAAACGTCCACACCATATGCGAAAACTACCTCAATAACAAAGTAGACTACATGAAGGGCATTATGCCTGATGCGTTGGAATACTTTCTATCAATCAAACCATATCTTAATAAGATAAACAACATTCATTATCAAGAGGCCGCACTATGGTCTAAACAACTTGGTATGGCTGGTCGTGTTGATTGTATTGCAGAGTATGAAGGTGAGTTATCAGTCATTGACTTTAAGACCTCATCTAAAATCAAAGCAAGAGAAGACATTCTTGATTACTTCTGGCAAACTACTGCATATTCATTGATGTACGAAGAATTAGTTGGTCAGCCAATAAATAATTTAGTCATTATTATGGCCGTAAAAGATTCAGACCCTATTATTTTCAAAGAAAAAACTAAAGACCACATTGATGGTTTAGCAGAAGCAATTCATTACTATCAAAATCATGGATAAACCAATAGACGGAGAAGAAACAATCATTTTATCCGAAAGAGAATATGTATACTTTGGGATGTGTCCTGATGCTGTACGTTTTCTTAGAGATGCGAATATGTTTGGTAAACCTAATGGTGAGGTCAAACGTTTTATAGCAACTAAAGGCAAAAGTGAATGGTTAAAAGATTGGGAAGAAACACATCTATCACCATCTGTACTTGACCGTATTAAGAAAAGATTGCATCCTGAATACTATACATCAACATACGTGGTTACGGATAACTTTACAAAAACGCAACAAGAGTTTGATACATTAGAAGAAGCGAAAGCTCAAGATACGCAAAATAAGATAGAATTCCTAAATAAAATAGGTGATCCATACGATTCAAGTGTGGATGTGAATGACCAGATAGGTTATCATTACAAATTATTCATAATTGAAGAAAAAATGACTACTTTTACTGGCCATGTGGTACATAAACCACTTAATGCTTGACATTTTCTTTTGGAAAGGATATAATAGCATCATGAAAGCAAAAATCTTAGTAGCGTTATTATTGGCAGCTGCCGCTACCAGCTCAATGGCACAATGGCACCGTGGACCTTCTTATCACTACCATTATGGTTGTGGTGGTTGCTGGGTTGGACCTGCACTTATCGGTGGTGTTGTAGGATATGAATTAGCACAACCAAGAACAGTTGTGGTTGAGCAACCAAGTGTTGTTGTACAACAACCAATTGTACAAGCACCTCCTGTCGGTTATCACTGGCAAGAAATGGTTGATCCACAAACTGGCATCAAAAAAGTAGTGGCGGTACCAAACTAATGAAAGTCAAAAAACTAATTCAAAAGTTAAACCGTGCAGAGTTTGAACACAACCTTGAAAAGGTAAAAAAACTCTGGTTCAAGATTCTAAAGAAATCTATCAAACATAAGCACACCGAATCGGTGCGCTAATTATGGTTGTATGAAGTAAATCAAAAAGTATTCTGGACGGGGGTGCAAATCCCCCCAGCTCCACCAGAAGTGTTGTTTAAGGTGATATGTAAGGGTTTAACAAGACTCTGAGGATTGGAATTCCTGACCTGTGAACAGCAGGACACTTCTGATGGGGCTGCATAGTTTCGACAGGGTAACAAGTAGAGGCATGGACAACTCGACACAGATAGTCGTTAAAAGTAAATCAAAGTAAATGCAAATGATGAAAAATTCGCATTGGCAGCCTAAACGCTGACTAGGGTTCGGTGAGTTCCTCGTAACAGAATACTCACCACTAATTTTAATAACAATAGGAGTTTGAATGACAGTAACAGTAACAATTGGCCAAGTACCAATCAATGCAACGTATAGTGATGTAACAGGTACCACATCAGGTTCTGGAACAGGCGCTAAATTTAATGTAACAAAAACTAATGGTGTTTATACTACATCAATTGATCCCAATTTTTTAGGAACTGGTTATGCTGTTGGTGATACTGTTACAATCGCAGGTACGAGTTTAGGTGGTGGCGCTCTCAATTATGATATTCTTACAGTTGCTTCAGTTGCAACTGGTGGTAAAATTTCTACATTTGGTTCTGTAGGCACTGGTCAAATTGGTAACGGAACAATCTATACCAACATTGATGTAACAGGTTCAACTGCTTATACATTTACAGATAAGAGTTCTAATTTTTCAGTAGTAAACGATTACACACACAACAATTTGTTGGTAACTTCTGCTTTAGATACAACAGTTTCTTTCAAATTAGAAGGTGTCAATCGTATCAACTACACAGATAAATCAATCGCATTTGATATTACTGGTGTTGCTGGTGATGTGTACGCTTTGTTGAAGGCATCTTTAGGGGGTACAGTAAGTACAACATACGAAGGCCTTGGTATCAAAATGGAAGATAGTGGTTCTACAAGTACACAAGTTGCTCAAGCAATCGTTGGTTCTTCCGTATTTGCTACTGCTGCGGGTGGTACAGATTATACAAGTTTTGTGACAGAAGTATATACTAATGTCATGGGTGTTGCACCGACAACTGCACAAGCAGTTCCGTTCATCACTCAATTGGCTACAGGCCAAGCAACAGAGGCGCAGTTACTAACTATGGCTGCTCATCTAACTACGTTCCAACAAACCATTGGTTTAGTTGGTGTTGCACCAGCAACAACTGGTGTGTTGACTTCATCCGGCATTGAATTCATCGCCGCTTAATCTTACAAAGGAAATAAAATGAAGAAAACTCTATTAGCAGTAGCATTATTGGCTACATTGGGTGTTGCTAACGCTCTCGACCTAGGTATTACTGGTGGTCGTGATTATGCTACACCGCACAGCAATGACTATGGCATTTCTCTTGGTCAGCAATTTGGTAAATATAGTTTAACTGGTGAAATTGAGAGTGTTAAACATACCGGAGTAAAAGAAGTTCGTTATGACTTACTTGGTGGTTATGACCTTTATAATTTCAAAGGTAACACATTGACTGCTAAAATCGGTGGCGCATACATCAAAAATGAAGGTGTCAAGTCCGGTTATGCAGGTCTAGCAGGTCTTGGTCTAACAGTACCTGTAGCCAAAAACGTAGCGTTGACAGCAGACTATCGCTACCAACAAACACAAAAACGCATTGACACCTACACAGGCAATAGCGTAACTGCTGGTATCAAAGTATCATTCTAATGATATAAGGTTTCTGATAGGTTTTCCTAAGAAAAACTTATCATCTTGTTCAACAACAAAGAGAGCCTAATGAGAAGTAAACCTATACTCATAAGCGTATTCTTTTCTGCAATTATTTTGGCGTTATCTTGTATCAATGTAGATACTCGTAACATTTTACCATTCAAAACAACATATGACAAACTTTCCGATCCAACGAAAGTACAAGTCACATGTCTGGCAAAGAATATCTATTTTGAAGCTGCCCACGAACCTGTTGAGGGTTGGAAGGCCGTTGCATTTGTAACTGTAAACAGAGTCCAGTCCGGATACGGTGAAGATATTTGTTCCGTGGTTAAACAAAAAACCAATGGGACATGTCAGTTTTCATGGTATTGCGAAAGATATACCGAAAATGACTTGACAATACATGACAAAAGATTGTATAATGAGATTCTGGAACTTGCAACCAATCTGGTTGTTAACTATGATAAAATGAAAGATGTTACTGATGGATCAACCTACTACCACGCCTCCTACGTCCAACCCGGTTGGACAAGGATGGAAAAAGTTAAGCAAATTGGTAACCATATTTTCTATCGTTCCAAAAGAGACCGAATCGACCGAAACAAGGAGTTTATATAACATGGAAAAAAATTCACTAACAACAACAGTTTGTGGAACTCTTATCATTTGTTCTATCATCATTGGTGCTATCATGTACAATATCAACGATAGAAACAACATGGCAAGAAACATTGAGGCTGCAATTCAAAAAGGTGTAGATCCCATCTCTGTTAAATGTGCCTATGAAACAGATGCAAAACCTGTTTGTATGGCCTATGCATTAGGTAAAAAATAATGCCTACTAAAGATGAGATACGTGAATTCAGTTTGAAGATTGAAGAAATGGCTGACGATTACAATTTACCTTGTATGGAAACTATTGTTCAATATTGTGAAGATACTGGTGTAGAGATTGAGGTTGCTGCAACATTAATCTCATCTCACCTTAAAGCTAGAATTCGTGAAGAAGCACAAGCAGTTAACTTAATCAAGAAAAACTCTAAATTGCCTATATGAATGAGAACACAGGCTTTGCGGCCTTTGCCTTATATAATGCGTTAAAGACTCACTTCACCTCAACTTCATATGATTTCTTTAAGTACAATGGCAAAACCAATGTATCTAAAGAAACTTTTATGAAGCACAAGTCCAAGTATCAATTCTATAAATTATCCCGTAAGTACACGTTAGAAGAACTTAGGAATTTCTTTATAGCCAATTTGGTTCATGGTGATAGTTCTTGGGTCGGTGAGATGATTGGACCTGAAGGAGATAAAGCATATACAAAGTGGCAAAAGACCAATCAGTCCTTGACATATGTGTTTGAAAATGATATAATAGGTCTCTTAGGCGATGATGATCCTGAACAAATGTTGGCAGTCATAGATGGTCAACATCCTAATCTTCTACGTGAGGTTATGTCAGGATCGATTCAAATTGAAACAATGGTGATACTTAATGATATTATGAATTTCTTTCCTATGTGGAATAGAAAGATAAGTGACGATATTATTTGGCCGAATTGGCGGTTGAAGTGTGAAAAGTATACACCATTTATCAATTACGACAAAGTTAAATTCAAAAACATTTTAAGAGAGTTGATTAAAGAACATGCATAAGTTTACTAAAGTTTATTTGGACATGGATGGTGTTATCTGTGATTTTAATTCCAAGTTCAAAGAAATGTTTAATGTATCACCTGCATCAGCAGAAAGTCGCCGTAGATTTGGTGACCTGTTTCATAAGTTCATTAATGCTAATGCATTTGCTACATTGAATAAAATGCCGGATGCTGATGACTTACTCAATTATCTTAAAACAATTGAAGTGCCTATTGAGATGTTATCATCTACAGCAAGGCCTTCAAGTAATGCCTCTATATCACGCCAAAAACAAATTTGGTTAGATAAACATGGCATTACATATCCTGCAATTTTTGTGCCTGGTGCTTCTCTCAAGGCACAATATGCAGATAAAAATTCCATACTCATTGATGATACTGAACATGTTATCGATGCGTGGAATAAAGCAGGTGGTACTGGCATACTTCACAAAGATGCCTTGACAACCATCTCCATTTTGAGTACACTCCTGAGTGTATAAATATGGTTATATTATGTACAAAGTGGACAATCCGTTAATACTCCGTAATACTCCGTTTAATAAGGAAATAAAATGACATCATTCGCAAATCTCAAACGAGAATCTTCAAGCAATCTCGACAAACTAAAAGCCAAAGTTGAGCAACTCAACACATCAGAAGGCTCTGACAAATCCAATAATTTCTGGCGACCCGAAGTAGACAAAGCTGGTAACGGCATGGCTACTATTCGTTTTTTACCTACATCTGCTGTAGATGGTGACGATTCATTGCCATGGGTTAAAATCTTTGAACATGGATTCCAGGGACCTGGCGGTTGGCTAATCGATAAGTGTCTGACTACTAAGAGTCAGCAATGTCCAGTATGTGAACACAACAACAAATTGTGGACCTCTGGCATTGAAGCCAACAAAGACGTTGTACGTAAACAAAAACGTAAACTAAGTTACATTGCTAATGTGTATATCGTATCTGATCCTAAGCATCCAGAGAATGAAGGACAAGTTAAATTGTTCAAGTTTGGCGCTAAGATTTTTGAGAAGATTACAGGTGTAATGAATCCAACATTTGAAGATGAACAAGCATTTAACCCATTTGATTTGTGGTCTGGTGCTAACTTCAAATTGAAGATTACTAAAGTTGCAGGCTATCAAAACTATGATAAGTCTGAGTTTGCATCACCATCACCATTGCTTGATGATGACGCTAAGTTAGAAGCAATTTGGAAATCAGAATTCAGTTTGAAAGAATTGACAGACGAAAAAGAATTCAAAACATATGATGCTTTGAAGACACGTTTGGAAAAAGTTCTTGGTCTTAATGGTGAAGAACCTGTTGCAAAAACAACAGTTGAAACATTGAAGGCTGCGCCACGTAAAGCAGAACCAGAACCTGAAATTGTAACTGAAGATGACGATGACTTGGCTTATTTTGCTAAGTTAGCTGAAGAATAAACTTTAATCTCCTTTTAGAAGTTTAGACCCCGCCTAGTGCGGGGTTTTTTATATGGGTCTATAATTCAGTTTCTGTAATTTATTCCATGTGTCTTCATCATTACGTACAGGCACAGCATTTGTCGTAATTGTTTCTGTTGTAGAACCACCGCCTGCCGTAATATTTTTTGAATTGTCAATTACGGTAGTTTTTGGTGTTATACTCTGCTCAAGTTTCATTTCATTATTTTTATTAATAACACTCTGAACCTTTTCAGTTAATGGATTAGATTGTGGCGGCGTTGGTGCAGCCATGTTCAATCTAGGGTCGTTCACCATTGTAGGACGTTGACCTTTGTTAGATAAGTCCACACCTGTTCTTGCCTGTGTGGCTGCAGTTTGATTTGGTGCAGGAGGTGTTACAGTCGCTGTTGGTGTTGGTGCTGTTTTGGGTGGTGTTTCATTAGAACCTTC